TCTTCTTTTACGGCCTCTATCTCTGACTCTGAATAGCCGCCGCTTTCCATGCCCTTAGTTATCGCCCATGAAAAGATGGACTGTCCACCCTCAATAACAAGATTTCCGGCTAATACTGACGCGATTGCGGTTACTATTGTGCTACCTAATGATGCACCTGCCGCCTCTGCCGCACCTACTACAGTTTCACTACCTGCCGCTGCGGTGACAGCACCGCCCATAGCTTCGCCTAGAACACCGCCTAATGCGCTTTCTATAGCCTTTTTAATTGTCAGTTTAGTAAATAGGCCGGATATCGCAGATGATACTATGTTTACCCCTACAAGTGCCAATCCCGCCGGGATAGCATATTTCGCAACACTATGAATGATTTCTTTAAGGCTGGACTTCAACTGTTCTTTGTCAATCTTATCCCACAGACCTACAAAGAAGTTTTTAATGCTTGTCAGTATTTCCTCGCCGTGTTCATCCCAAAACGTAATCAGTCCGTTTGCCGCCCATGCGAGAATGGCTATAGCGTCTGCCGCCATCTGTTCGACATCGACTTCGCTAAAGAAACCGCCGAAGAACTCTTTGACTTCGTTGTATAGAGTACCTTTGTTGTTTACCCAAAATCCCTTGATTATGTCATAAAGTTTCTGAAGAAGTTCTCCGAGGGTCTTTCCTGCCTCTTCAGAATTGACCTGCTCAAAGAAACCGTTAACCATTTCGGTTAATGAGTCGACAACATCCTTGACATCGAGTTCGCTTACAAATCCTGAAAGGAAATCAATAGCGCCTTGCACCAAATCTCCGAGTGCCTGACCTACCTCATGCCACAGTTCCTTGTCCTCGAACACCTCTGACAGCTGATGACCTATCTCTTTTCCGAGACGTTTCGCCCATGAGTCGTTTAACTTGAAACCTCTGTCATCATATCCGGGTGTCTCAAAGAACGCTTTAATGCCTTTTGCAATGGTATCAAGTCCGTTCTTTATGAAGTCTGATATGTTGTCCCAATGGAACTCCTGAATGAATTGCCATATAGCTTGTGCGATACCGCGCATACCCGTGATGACAGTATCTTTTATCAGATCCCAATCTATGTTTTCAAAGAAACCGTTGAACGTATCGGCTATAAACTTACCGATTGACGCCCAATGCAGGTTACGCACAAAGCCGTTTAAGAACTCGAATACGGTATTGACCGACTGTGCGATTGTATAACCGATGTCATATCCAAGTCTTTCAACTTCAACAAATCCATTGATGAGGGTTGCAAGGCTCTTACCGAGTTTATTTGCGGTCGCCCTGATCTTATCCCACGGGATAGACTCAAGCATATCGCGGAGTTTCTCGCCTAGTAACTTGCCGAGGTCGTAGAAATCCCCAAGTTCCCACATCTTTTTCAACCAATCGGCAATGTCTTTCCACTTGCTGTCTATCGGTACGGTATCGAACATATCTCCGATACCACCATCTTTGTTTTTATTTGATGCGGCTTTCTGGCTGTTGTCCGTCAGCTGATTGAGTTCATCAAATCCCATGACGGTCTTTTTGATCTCTTTTGCCGTATCACTTGCCGCATCTGCCGTGTCCTCAAACGAATCGCGCCAAGATGACGTAAAGGCTTTTGCCTTATTCCAAGTCGTACCGCCTGTAAGAGCAGACAATACCTGATTGATGACGTTCGCAAGTTTTGTGAATAAATCTATAAGATAAACAATAGCCGGAGCAAGCGCATTGATAAGTGGCGAAACCATAGCGGCAAACGAATAGCCTAACTGTTTCGCACCGTTCATCATACTTGAAACGCTATTATTGAAAGTGTCGGAGTGAATAGCAAGTGACTTAAACCCATCCCCTACCTCTGCGATAACCTTGCGCAGAGCCATACGGGTAATCATAAGTTTAAGCATCTTTGATACACGGAATATCTCATTGGCAAACTTTTTCGCTACCTTTGTAGCGCTGTTGCCGCTTGTAATCGTGCTTTTGAGTGCTTTCCCCGCATCCTTGATACGGTTGGAGAAAGACTTTACATGAGCGTTTATAGACTTAAAAGCAGACAAAACCCCGGATTTTACGAGGCTTGCTACTTGTGAGAAACCTGATTTGAGAATATCAATAGACTTTGTGAGGGCGGGCGAAAGCCTAAATGCCCCTCCCTCTCTTGACAACTGACGCTGCTTGAGTATCAGTTCGTCATATTTGTTGCGCAGTCCGTCAAGTTCTGCCATCTTTTTGGCATACTCCGAGCTGTCACTTGTGATCTTTCCTGCCTCTAACCCTTTTTGAAGGGTCTGCCGTACCTCGTCATACTTCCTGCGTACCTTCTCGGCATTTTCTTCGAGGGTCTTAAATGCTTTCGTGGGTACTACCATACCCATCTTCTGAAGAATACCCTTGACACCTGAAGCCTTGACCTGTACCTTGTCGAGAGAACTTATCACTTGTGAGATAGATCCTATGTCAACAGGCTTTGAATTGTTTGACACATTTTGGCTGTTTTTAGGTGTGGCTTTGGATATAGTGCTAGCCGTTCTCTCTGCCTGATGTCCGAGTGTTTCCATAGCGGCAACGGCATTTGTGATAGAATTGACGGACGACTTCTTGAATGTCTGCACCGCAGTACCAAGATTTGTCATATCGTTTGAAAAACCGCTGATATTGGACGCACCTATAGCCGCTGATAATTTCGATATGGCATCGGCAAAATCAACCATCCTGTTTGTCTGTGATGATGTGGGAACAGACTTCTTGAGAGTTTCCATCCCCGAACTAAATTCTCCGAACTTGCTCATGTCCATCATGCGCAGACTGCCGGACAGAGTTCTTACGGCGCTTGCCATTGTCTTTATGTTCTTTACGGCTGTTTCTGTGCCTTTTGAACCAAATTGTATGGTTAAGGTATCAATGTTCGGCATCTTCGTTCTTCTTTCTTTCTACCACAGGCTCTAAATCCCGGAACATATTGTTAAGCTGCGTTACAAAATTCCGTCTCTGCCTTGCAATATCCCTCTCGGATTCATCTGTCATATCCAGCCCTTCCTCATACTCCAAGTCAAGGGGATAAGGCTCTTTCGGGTATTCATATGCTTTCTGCCCTCTTCCTCGGAACATATTGCCGACTGTCGCACATAAGGCATCGGAAAAATACATTCCTTCAAGATGGAAAAGCATATTCTGTGTTCTGATCTCTGCTTTTTTTGCCTCATTATAGGCATCCACCATCACGTTCACCTTACGGGGATTGAGTGTCCAAAAAGCATCATATGTAGTTCCTAACGGTATAACCTTTGGCATCCACTCATGTTCGTAGTATTCCCGCAAAGTCGGATAGTCACTTACGCTTTTTTCGTCTTTGCACTCGGCGCTGAAGTTTCTCCTTCGTCCTCCTCCTTGCCCTTGCTGATTGACCGAAAAAAACCCGAATCTTTCATCATGTCGGACATGGCCTCGACTACATCATTGAACTTACCGCCATTCTCAATATGAGCCTCGATCTCTTTTCCCGCCATCTCTTTTGTTATTCCGGCACAGAATGAAAGATACGTCCTGACAAGTGACATAGGCTTCTTGTCGATGTCGTCAAGGGATAATCCCTGGTCTTCAAGGTCGCAAAGAAGGTTGAAATCAAACTCTTTCGCCTTGTACGACTTACCATTAATCGCAAACATTTTAGTCATTTTTCTGCTCCTTTCCCCGCCTTACGGCTATCACATAGGGAAAGGACGGGGTTTCCCCCGCCCTGTTCGCACTATGTATGTGTAACTGTCACAGTGTACGTCTTTGTAACGCTCTGTGAGTTTGTTACCTCGATTGTTAACGTGTCGGTGTTTGCCGTCCACGTTATTGTTGACCCTGTAAACACTGTGCCGTTAAGTTTCGTCACAGCCGTTGCACCGCTACTTAATGTCAACGTTAATGAAGTTGTTGCCGTAGTGATGTTTGCTGAATAACTCGTTACGTTCGGGTCAAACGTAGGAGTCAAATCTGCCGAGCCTAACCTCAGCCCATTAAGCCCGTCTACTAGAAAGCCACTTTGGTGTCCCAACCAACCAGATCTTCAGCGACAAGGTTCATGGTGTTCGTGAAAGCACCGTTCTGCTCGATTGAAGGTATAGGAAGTGCTGTCGGAGGCTGTGCCTTGAAGAAGGCCGCCTTTGTCATGCCGGGAACGATAATCTCCCACCACATCGTCTCACCTGATCCTCTGCTGTTGTAAGCGGCAAGAACATCTTCCCACTGATCTTCTGTCTCGTCTGTCCAGTTTACAACTATCGGAATACTATCAGAGGTCGTTCCACGTCCACGAACGAACTTCGATGTTAAGTCCTCAAGACAGGAAACATCTATAGTTTCGTTTGTGACAGAGAACTCGCCTATGCTTGATATTCTGTCAAGCTGTGTGAAACTAGCAGGCTTTGTCGAGCCAACGGCATATCCGAAAGTAATACCGAGGGTTGATAAACCCATTTCATTTACTGCCATATCTCTTTCCTCCTGTTAGAATGGATCGTTGAAACCAACCATCCGTTGATAATTTGCATTGATAACTTTTACATCCCCTGAAACCGTAGGAATTGGACTGCCCGAAGCAATAAATCCAAGATTGACAAGTTCATCACGCACCGCTGCATTGACCTCCCGCGCGGCCTCATTGCCTTGCGCTTTGGTAACACTAACCTGCGTTCTGACCGTCATGTAAACGGCATTTATCGCCCCACCGTCAAGGGTAGTCATCCTCTCTACCGTGTCAAAGAACATATATACGGTCGGGAATTGCGCGTCCGTATTCTCTGAATCGTCCTGTGTGAAATTGATGTCGGGATAGTCTGACTTCAGGGCATTGCATACTTTGTGCTTTACCCTCGAATATATCTTGTCTATCCTGTCATCAATCCATGCCGAACTCATCCGAATACCTCTTGCGCTATTTCCTGCACTTGCCTGATGCAAGCTATGACCGCTTTATGTAAAGGCTGTGTGGGGCTGTTCCCTTTTGAGTGATACTTGACCTTCCCGTTCTTTGCGGTTTTTATCGCTGTCGCATCACCTTTCGGGGGCATCTCCGCATACCAATACCATCCATCTTCATCAAATGCGTGTCCGTACTTGTTTAAAGTACCCTGACCGCCTAATCCGGGGGCATTTTCGTTTTCTATCGCATAATGACCCGAACCAAATTCAGCCATGAGCAGCGGGGATATAACCTCTGATCTTGTTTCCTTTGAGTTCGACCCCGCATACCATTCCGTCTTAATCAGCTTTGAAGTGGCTGAAACATAAATTGTTGTCTCATCCTCAAGTTTCTTTGAGTAATAAATGAAACGTCCAAAGTCACCCCCGTTTGCCGAGGCAACCTCTATAGCCTTGTCTGCCAATCTATTCAGAAACAGATTGACCTTTTCTTCAAAACTGTCTGCGTAATCGTCAAGGAAATCAGCCAAGCGGTCTAATTCCTGCACATTTAGGCTTACTCTGTAATTCATTTAACTACCTTCGCCAATATGTATCTGTCGTTGTTTAGTGAAGGTACAGACCTTAATACTCGGTAATCAGCCGTAGTCTCATCGGCATATACCACATCGTCTATGATCTTTTCTGCCGGACTTGTCTGATACCATATAAGGGACGTTTCGGTTATCGGGATCTCGCCTTTATTCAGCACTAGTACCGCCTCATAATGCTCGTCACTAATACCGAACTCCTGACGTAATAAATCCGCACCCGCAAACGCTATGTTGCCCTTAAACTCCACCGCAGGACTGTAATATAGTTTCTTGTTCCCCGTTTCAACGTAATAGGTTTCCCCTGTCTCCGGGTCTACATAGTCAACTATCTTATTTCCTTCGCTGTCGAGTTTGTATTCTGGCATTGTGCCAATCAGCAACGCATAGTATATTGTCTGTTTGTTCCGATATAGACAGCGCATCATATTGCCTCTACATAGTTAGGAAGGACATCATGCAGTCTCGTGCTTATCCATGCCCCGTCATAAGTCCGTGAGATAGCATTTTCAGAGTGTGACTTCTCGCCCTCTGCACCCATACGGGAGTAAACTTCTATGCAAGCCATAGCCATAGCGTTTGAGCATCTGGACAGTCTTGTTGCTATCTTGTCCTCATTGAACGACATAGGAAAATGACTTTCGTTTATCGCATATTCCACGACAAAATCAACTATTTGAGTAGGCATGGCAGCCTCTTCGTCACCTGATTCAGCCAAGTATGCCTGTGCCTTTATCTGCACGTTTTCTGTCAGTTCACTTATAGTCATAATGCCCTCAATAATTCCTTGATCTCTTCTGCCTTTGCCGACTTATCGACCTTGATACCGTTCTGTGACGCAAGGCTTTTAAGTTTCATGTACGGCAGTTTTAAATCCTCTTCCGTGTATTTTCTTCCTGTTTCTACAACAGGCTCGTCTACTTTCCCCGAAGTTTCAACGGGGGACTTTTTCGCCCCCCGCTTTTCACTTCTCATAGGTACATCCGTACCCGCAGGATAGTAGACACCATTCTTTTTGACCTCAAACGGAAAAATCATGTGCCTACCTCCTTATCAGTATGAAAGGTTTGCAAGAACCTTCAGCATATAGGTTTCATCCATCCTCTCGAACGAAGGAAGGACGATCTCGGAAACCTTTGTGAGCGTCTGTACCGGGTCAAACTTCGTCTCAACCGCAACAGCAATACCGTTGTCAACGATTGATACATCGAGCTTGTCTGATCTATGCTCTTCAGGTGTAACACCCATCCAGGTATTTCCAAGTGTGCCGCCGGGAAGAAGTGTAACCATTCCATCGGGATAGAACTTCTTTGCTGCGCCTGTCTCGTCCTTGTACTGCTTTGCGTAAACAAGGATCGTAAGTCCAAGTTCGTTTGCGAACAGTTCCTTGACGCGGGCATCCGTCATAAAGATGTTTGCCGTGATGTTCTGTGCAAGGATAGCACTCTTGATACTGTCGTTCTGCTTGAGCAGGTTCATTGTGTTCTTACTCATAAGCAGATAAGCGGGTCTTACACCCGTCCTTGCCTCTACCGCATCTATAGCCGCTGATATGTCATCAAGCGGTGTAGAGTCGTCAAGGTCACTCCAATATGTCGAAACCGTATCAAAGTTATTCCCTGAGTAGTCGTTGTTCGGATCATAGTTGTAGGTGTAGTTTGCACCGCCCGAAACTGCGATAGAAATTGAAGGATGTCCGTTTGCGTTTGCAAGGAGGCTCATCCTCATTCTCTCGGCTACAACGTGCGCGCTGTCGATGAGCGTTGTTGCATCGTCATAGTTACGGTCGAGGATTTCTCTTGCAAGAGGAGAACTTTCAACGATGGACTCATAGTCCTGAATGTCCTGCTCTTTTACGATCATGGCCTCTTTGAAATAAGCCATCTCTGTGTCGATGACCTCAAGACCCTGACGTGATCTGATGGGTGCTACTACATCAAATGCGCTAGGCGCAAGGATGACAGGTAGACCCTTTGAACCCTTAATCCACTTGAGGTTAAGGCCGCTCTTCTGCTTTGCCGGGAAAAATCCTGCTCCGAGATAGTCAATCTTGTTTGAGGCTACCTCGTTATATACCGCCGCGATTGCAGGGGATTTGAAAACATCATTAAAGTTTGCCATAGTCTATTCCCCCCTTCCTTACTCAAACCGCAGGTCGGTAAGTGCCGCCCTGTCGCTTGATGTTGCTGTGCTGTTTGCACCGTTGATAACTGCAAATGCGATAACAACGGCTACGTTCGGGTTCTCTTCGTAACAGTCATTGAGTGTTATTCCGTAGACATCCGAGCCGTTTCCGCTTGACTTCTTACCGTCAGCCGCTACCGCTGATCCTGCCGCGAGTTTTCCATTAGTGAACGCTGTCGAATCAATAGCAAGTTCCTTGATGTACTCGCCGCCAAGTTTTCTTTTAAGCACTTCGGGAGTGCCTAAAACAGAAACGCTTGAATACTTCATGTTTTTTTCCTCCTGAATTATTTGTATGAATCGATAATGCTTACCGCCTCGGTCTCTGCTTTCTTCGTGGCGGCAACCCGATCAACTATATCTTTGTAAGGCTTTTCATCCTCGCCACCTTCATCACCCTTCTTGTTGTCAGGCGCCGGAGTTTTATCAAGTGCATCCTTCTGATAGGTTGCTACAGCCGCTTTTTCACGGCTTTCTATGATCTTTCCGAGTTTCTCGGTGTTGAGTTGTCCATCCTCACCAAACAGACCTTCCGCATCCTCGCCAACAATGCCGATTTCCGCTAAATTCTTCGCAAGCTGCATCTGTGTGACGGTTTTCTGCATCTGCTCTACCTGCTTGAGTGCATCTTCAGTCGCTTTATTGGCTTTCTCAAGGTCGGTCAGTTTTGCACTGTTCATTTCCTCAATCTGCTTTTCAAGGTCTTTTACCTTGTCGGCATCCGCTTTATACTTCTTTGCGGTGTCCTCGGCTTTCTTAACCTCGGTCTGCATCCTATTGAGGTAGTCCGTTACCTGCTCCTCCGTGGGTTCTTCAATGCCCCATGACTTGAGCAGTTCTTTTACTTCTTCTCTTTTCATCATTGTTCTTTCCCTTCTGCCTACGCTTTCTTCGTGGGTTGCATCCACAGGCTGTACTATTTCCGCATAGTTGCTTTATTAAAAAAACATCCCGAAGGATGTTATTTTCTTACGGTCTGTTTCCAGACCGCTTTTCGGAGTGAAACAAATGAAAACTATTCGTAAATGCAAATGCACCTACAGTTGATGAGATTTTCGGCAGATCCGTTCTGAAAATCGTGCGGAAACCGTAACGTATCACCGCCGACATAGAAATAGTCATCTATCGGCACTACAGTTCCGTCTGCCTCTGCGTGTGCCGGACGTGTCTTGTCGTCAAGTTCGGCTATCCAACGCTTATGTGTTGCCCCGTTCTCTTTGGCTGATACATAGTCGGCATAATTGATAGCCGTGTTCGCCTCATTCTGTGCAATAAGTACCGCTCTTTCTTTCGACAGATAGTACATATCTTCGGGGTGTCTGTTGGTAGTTGTGATGATCTCATCTACCAATTTCGGTATATAATCATCCTCATACGGGATTTTCGCTTTCTTAAACACATCAGTTATGCGGTTTTCCAGAGTTGACCTATACTGATCTACAATCAGCGCATTTCGAGTGAAATTAATCTCCTCGATCTCTTTCTCAACCCTGATAATCGTAAATACGAAATATATAGCATCGTAAAAATCATAAGCAAGGTCACAGCGCTTTTTCTTTTCCTCATCGGTTATCTCCATCGTAGAAAAAAACCGTTTTAACTGATTGAGTTCGTCAAATTTCATTCTTCAACCACATCTATCTCTTCAGTCTCGACAGGCTCTTTGGGTTCTTCGGTCGGGTACAGTATCTTCATTCGGTCAGCGCTTTCTATCGCCACCTGTTCGGGATCTGCGAAGAAACCTACTGACTTAATTGCCCTCTCCGGGAAAATGCCGCTTTCGAGCAGTAACTTCATCGTTTCCGCTTTCGTAAGCATATTGTCCATTTTCGAGCGGCTGATCTTGATTTCCACATCCGAGACTTTAAGGCTCGTCTGTTTCTTTACCGACAGCATATAAAGGACTATGCGCAAAAACTCCTTCTCGGCTTTCTTAAAGGATGGTTCGGACAGTTCCGCTCTTTTCTCGCTGTCAAGATATCCGTTTCGGAGTGATACCGCGCCCTGTGTGTCGCCCCCGGTGTTGCCTTCGCGGTTTGCTATGCCCTGAATAACCAAAATCTTGTTAAAGAGGTCGTCAATGGCAACCTGACTTTCACTCTGATTGAGTTCGGACGACATGATATCTACATCAGCTTTATTCTCGCCGTTGTTTGATTTGACGATAAATGCGCCGCTTTGACGGAGTTCTGCAAACTTGTCCGCATCCATCTCGCAGTTCACAAACTTTATGAAGGATTGTACGAACTGTGCGATACCGTCCTGCCTGTCGGATGACATTTCATTTATCGCGTCTGAAAGTGATATCGTGATCTCGATGTCCGATATTCTGTTCTCATTGTTCGGATATTCGATAACAGGAATAGCCAAAAAGCCGTTCGTGTTGCTCTGGATGATCTTATTAGCACTGATGACATACCATGTATCTTTGGTATAGACAAAGTAAACCGTCTTGTTTTTCTCGTCTTTTGTCTGCTGTATGGAAAATGCCGGAAGGTTGTTGTTATAGTAGACAACGCACGTCATCCGAGGGTCTAAAACGTCTATCCTGAAATCTGTCTCATCAAGGATGGTAGACCGCCCGTCATCGTTCGCTATGAAACGGTAAGATGTTCCGCAGATAGACCGCCAACGTGCCAAGCATATGTCCGAATATGACTTGTCCTCACTGTCCATGATGGAGTTAAGGTCGGCTATCTCTTTCGATTTTGTCTCATCCGTCCCCCGGAGAACATACTGTATCGGTTCGCTCGCTATGTCGGCTGTCTTTGTTTCGACAATAAAATAAGCCGTGTTCTGCACGACTTTGTTGTTGATTTCGGGTCTGACCTGCTTTGTACGGTACAAGACAGGCTGATTTCCGAGATAGTAGTTGTAAAGATAGTCTATCTCTTCAGCGTTCTGCCGATGTACGGATATCGCCTTTGAGAGTTCTTTTACGACATTTTCTGATGTGATCTTCGTGGCATTGGTATATATCACCTTGCGCCCGAACGAATTATGACATACCTCATTAAAAGGCTTGCTGTTACGTCTTAAATCTTTCATTTTCTCACCAAAAAAGGTGCGGAATAATCCACACCTTGACAACACTTCATTTTGCTACTTACCAAAGTTACCTTGTTACGTCAACAGTTTTTTTCAGTCTTTTTAATGCCCGGTTATTCATCAGCTTGATTGCGCCCACTGTTTTGCCCATGATTGCCGCTATTTCGCCTAAAGATTTGTACTCAAGGTAGTGCATGAACAGTATTTCCTGCCATTCCTCGTTTTTCAAGGTGAAAATCTCCTTCGCGGCCTTGTGTTTCATGTCGGCATACTTGTCTATCAGTTTATCAAGCGCCTTTTCCTCTGCAATGACCTTACAAGTCAATGACGCTATCCTGTCGGAATGTGACGACTGCACTACAACACCTATAGGCGCACTTAATGAGGTCAAGGCCGCCCGCAGTTCGTCAATATGCTCCTGTTTTTTCTGAATTGTGTAGTTAAGTTCTCTTAAATCATCATACATACTTCCACCCCTCTATAAAATGCGGCTTACTGTCTCCCTAAACAAGTCACTTCTATTTTTTTCTTTATACATCCGGCTGTCATCAATTACATTTCCGTATAGCACTTTTCTGAAAAAATCTGTGTCCACTTCGGGCGCTTTTGGATTGAAAAGTCTCATATCCTCTGAAAAACGTGACCCGCAGTATTCACAACGACCGTTATTTAATTCTGCACCACAGTTTTTACACTTCATGTCTACCTCCTGAACGGATTGAGTATTACATCAATAGTACCGTTCCTTTGTCTCTCATACACCCTTCCTACTTGTGCAAGGTTATCAGGCGCATCATCATACTTATTCTTTCCCACAGACGTATATATGAACGTATGGTTAAGCGCGGTCTGATATTGCCCCGAACGGGTATATGTGGTTGATTTTGCCGTTTCCTCGATAAAATAGATGTTCGATTTTACCCAATCCGAATACCCTATGATCTTCTCTTCCTTGCTCATCCCCTCCGGCGCCGCAAATGATGTCATCTTGCATCGGTAGTAGTCGGCATTGTGAAGAGCCTGTGTAAGTTCGTCATCAAATACACGTCCTATGCCGTTTCGCTCATAATGAACTTCCGATATGTTGTGAAACTTGATCTTTGCCACGAGTTCGGGTATCGTCTTGCCCTTCGTCTCTTTGGAATATACCCAATCTATCGCATATTTTTTCTTGCCCTCGGCTATGATTATCATTGACAGATAGTCGCCACCGCCCACAGCAGGATCAAGTACACCGATAATCTTGTTGACCGACTCGGTTATCTCACCATTGAAGTATTTACACTCGATGGGTTTATACAAGATACCTTCACGCACAAACGGCGCTTGCTGATACTTCGCCATCCATTCAGGCTCATCCAGCCTCTCGCGCATATCGCGGTAGTATTCCGTGGTAAACCCGTTCACAGGATAGTCAAAGTTGCTCTCGTCATTCTCATTAAGTGCCGGGATTTTCCGAAATCTGTATAGTGGGTCATCCGCATATAGCTGCTCAAGTCGGTATAGTGGGTCGTAAACATTCCACAATGTACCTACCATCAGCTCACACGCACCCGCAAAGTCGAAATGTATGTCTATATCGAATCCCAAGTCAAGTGTTTCCGGCATCGGGTTATATCCGCTTTTTCGGTCAACCATCTTGTTCAGGTATTCCTGCCATGTGTTCTCCATTCGTATAGGTGACAGCGAATGTTCACGATCTCGCACAAGGTCATCGACATACAGTACCCCATCCCACGATACATCTACCGCACCCGTCCATGTCGCATCTATCGAACGGCAGGTGATTGTCGAAAATCTGTCCGGCTTGCCTAAATTGATAGTCAGATCCTCTGCCGACTTATCCAATATGACTTTCTGCTCTTTCTCGTGCCAAAACTTGTATATCTCCGCAAATCGGTATTCCGCACTGTCGAAAAGGTTCATAAGTTCTTTATAAAACCCCTTCGTTAAGACACCTGAATGACCGCCCATTGCGCTATGACTGTTAGGCCGCCGCATAGCCGACCACGCAAGGAAAAAAATTGCCAAAGTCGATTTGCCGACTCGCGGTGGAAGGGATATACCAAGAAACTTGATTTTTCGGTTCGACAAGTCCTCTAAATCATGCGCCACTACCCGCAACGGATTTATTCTCGGCAGGTAAAACCTCTTTGACTGCGCTCTGTCACGCTCCATATAGAACATGAAACATTCCAAGTCCCAATACGATCTTAAAAGGCACAAATCATAAAATCCGTCCAACAAGTATGACTGCATCCCCGATATCTTCAGTTCCATGTCCCATATGTCTTGAAAATTCGCTTTCTTGACCGTTTCAGTCACCAAATCGGTCGCCCGTTTCGCCAATTCCCGTCCGTATCTGTATTCCCCAAGCTGAAATATCGCAAATGTCGCATACTTCACATAGGCATCCAACATAACCTCATCCAGATACCCCCGGTTCTCGTATTCCCTGTCGAGATTTTCAACTAGTCCAACCAAATCATTTAAGTTCGCCATATACCGACCTCAATGAATTGTGCTGCGCGACATCCGCTACCTGCTGTTCCCATGTGATGTCAGTCCTCTTGAACGGGCAGTTCTTCCGTATCGGCTCTGCCAATGCCCGACACAACCCCTTATAGTTCGCAAAGCACTCTTCCTTGCACCTCTTATCCTTCATTCTTACTCTCCTTCGCGTAAGCGAAAAATTTTTGTGAAATTTTAGCCCTGCCGCCATATACTTTGCGTATATTTGTCTAGTGCTTTCTGTGCGTCTACTCCTTGCGTATGACACGCTTCAAGATAACCGCTTGTGTTTAATTCCTCTGCCGCTTCTATATATGGACACCCCTCGCAAGTGTTAACACCGCTTATTTCGGCATTTTCCAAATCTTTGTTCTTTGAAATCGGCTCTATTGTGGTGTTAACACCTTCTGATGTAGTCTCAATGCCTATAAACTCTACACCTTTGTCTGTTATCCGTATCTTTCCGCTATCTATCTGCCGTAGTATGCTCACTAGACTTTCTCTGGTTATATACTCTGACAGCCGTTCTTTATCCTCTGTATTTAGCCTAATTCCTAATGTTGCCGTTCTTGTAGTCAGTGTTAACACCTCTCTTTCCTACGTTTCTACGATTTTATTTTTGCTGAACCCTTTATTTTTGCGGTGTTAACACCCCTTTTTGTTTTTTGGGAATTTGAGGGGGTAACCCGCCCGGCCTATCCGCTACCGTATAGACCCCCCAGGGGTTGCGCTCGATCATCGGCGGGGGATCTTGTCGCGGGTGCTGTCGGTGTCCTGTAAAATGCAATAAAATACCCTTTTTTATATATCTATTCGCTAAATACTAAATTTAACGAATAGTTTATACACAACATATAGTGGCATCATCTATCAATCCACTATATCTTGTGTTTGTGCCGTTTCTAGCTGTGAAACATTATCCTTCTGCGTGACATTCTCACCTATCCGCACAAGGTCAGAGAAGTTCAGAGCCTTGCTAACTGTCGCTCGATCTGTTATGTTCTGACGGTTGTAGCAAAGACCCGTGTCGATGTCGTTATTAGCTAGCGTTACCATGCCAATAGGGAATTTAGAAAGGGCGTTTTGAACCCATGTTTTACGGCTTTTTGTGATTATAAGGCGCGCCCCGGTAACATACTGCCCGATTACAGTCTCGCTAATCCCTGTCATAAGCTCCAACGCCTCCATACTAGGGATCACGTTATAAGTCCCCGCTAGCGCGGTATATATCTTTATGAGCCTTGATATATTTTCTGTGTTGTAGTCTATGTTGCATCCTTCGCCATGCTGGCGCCTCTTATCGGGCTTAAAAAGGGAGTTATAAACCGCTCTCCATAGGGGAGTCATTTCGTTGGCGTCAATCTTGTTAATATCCCGCCCGCGCTCCTCCGCTCCGCGTTCTATAATGTCCATTGCAGCATTTATATACCATTCTGTGTTAATATATCCATCCTTATCTATGTTTACTTCCGGCATTGCTTCGCCCTCCTTCGGTGGCTTTACATAACAAGTGCCGCCGTTATTGTCAAGATACGCGCAAAAAAAGAACGGGTTTTTGCCCGTCCTCTTTTCGATCTGTCCGCCGTTGGCGGTTTATCTTTGGATTGTATCAACAAGGGGAGTCTCGCCCTCGTAATACTCAAGAACCCGCTCCCAGAGACCTTCAAACACTGTCAACACCTGAACCATGTTATTATTAATTCTTTCCGTTGTCACGCTCTCCGGCAGTCTCGGCTTGATGCCTTTATATATTAATATGTCCTTGTCGTCCCTGATAAAATACTTCTTGTTGTTTATCTCGATATAATAGCCGCTATACTGTGCCCACGTTCCCGGATAGACTGCCTTAACCGTTCCGCGCCCGCTCTCGATCTGATTCAACATCCATCCATCATTCATATATATTGTGATGTCCTCGCCCGGTTTGATGTTCTCGACCTGCTCCGCAATCGGCGCCGGAATATAGAAAGCGCGTTTTGTTTCGCTGTCTGCCCTCATCCGCTCAAGTTCCGCGGCGGCGGGGATGATCTCGGGGTTATTTGGTATCATGCAATATCTGCAATAACTATATCCTTCAGGATCTACCACGAGCCGCAACGAGTCACCAACATAAATTGCTATACAGTCATTATTATAAAAATCAACCGTTTTCCGCTGTTCCTCGTTCAAGTCGTAATAACTCACATTATCGAGTCTCACGTCCTCGGATGCTGTGCCGCCCTTGCCCGCTACGAAAACCCAATCATTTAATAGATACTTCCCGAACGTCTCAAATATTGACTCATTGTCAAAGATAATTTTTCTAGTTATCAGCGCCGGGATGCTGTCGCGGTCTGCGTATTCGGTTAACTCCTCAAGATTGCACTCCTTGCCGCCGCCCTGCATCAATCCCTTGATAAAATATCTTTCGGACTCTTCGAGATC